GCGTTGATTGAGGAAACATATGGTTCGAACATCGAGAAAACTCAAAAATCTCTCGTTGCAGAACAGTCACGCCTGAACAACGCATTCAAAGACTGGATGCGTATTATTGCTGACGCGGGTGTGATGGATAACTTCACCACCTTATTGCGCGAGATTCGTGACTTCTTCCGTTCTGATGACGCGAAACAATGGGCGCAAACAATTGCGACGGCGTTGAATGCGGCCATTAACGGTTTGCGCTGGGCAGTGAAACATGCCAATGAATTGGTAATAGCTTTCGGAGCATTGCTTGCAATCGGTGCGGCTCAAATGTTCGTTTCCTTGGCGGCGACAATGCGTAACTTCGGCATAGGTTTGAAGTCTGCTGGTGCAGTAATCACCAAATTTGCCGTTAAGATGGGTTTGATTGCGAAAGTTGCTCCGTCAGTTAGCGCTGGTTTGGGTGGTGCTGCTGCGGCGGGAACCAAACTCG